ATATATTCCATACATCGGCTGTCATTGCTTCTGCGCTATCTACAAGTGCTGTATCCATGTCGTTACGGTCTATAGCACCTTTTAACGTTGCAGCAGCATTAACAGGAGTTAAGTTAGCAAAGCTATGGGTAGCAGGCCCCATAACAGCAGTTACTGCAAAATTTCCCCCATTAGTTGGTAAAATAGCTATAAAGAGATTTTGAAAGCCTGTCATATCAATAAAGTCTCTATCTGCTGTATTAGGAAACAATACATTCCCACCATTAGCCACAGCTTCTGCTTTATCTGAAATAAAGAAGGTTTCATCACTGGACTTAACGCCTTTCCAGTTTCCACGTTCATCTACAAACCCAGTATCCAATACTGGTTGAATGTATTGTGGAACTTGTATTGTGCCATCTACTGTTGCAGACTGAACGCCTGCTTCCCTGGTTAAACTCCAGGGGGCGTATCCTGTGCGTTCGTAAGGCATAAGTTATGCCTCTATGCGAATACTAAGGTTACAGATGCGGCTAAGGTTCCTACGTCGGTGTCCATTGCAACTGCAACAGATACTTGGTTAGATCCAACACATGGGATTGCTACGTCGTAGTTAATTGATGGATTACTTGAGCCGTTCGAGGCTGGTGTTCCGTCAACTCCCTGGGAACCTATGCAAAGTGTCTCTTGACCGTTGCTTAGTCCGTCTCCAGATAATTGTACTGCAAAAGTGGTTGCGCCGTTTGTTGCACTGTCACTTGCTACACTGGCCATTATGCCAATGATTTGTGAAGCCCCTGCTGGAACTTGTATTGCGGCTGTTGTGGATTGTCCGTAAAGACTTCCCAATGCCGTAAAGCTGTCTGCGGCGGTTATTGCGCCTTCTCTTGTTCTGTAGAATGCCATTTTTTCCTCTATAGTTTTACTCGAATAGGCCCGAGTTTAGCCAATGTTCCAGACATAAATCCTTTGGATAGTGCCTTTGCAACTGCGGCTCCTGCCAATGTTGCTGTGATCTTCTGTTTGTTTGCCATTACATTTGATTCTAAAGTGCTTAATGCGCCTTTAAAATTTCCTTGTAACATACTGTCTACTGCGCTACTTGCGCCTGTGGACTGTGCTAAACTTAGTGCTGTTCCTGCTTCAATTGCAGAAATATTAAACGATTTTCTTGCCCTTCTACGAGGGGCCTTGCGACGTGGGGCCATGCTTAACAACCTACGGTTGTATACTTAAGGTTGTTCTTGTCTGTGTTCTGGTTTGGGATGCCCACAACAGCCACATAACTTACCGCCTGTTTCGTGCATAGTCCTCTGGAAATTACGATAATGCCCTATTGATTGTTCTATAACAATAGAGTTATTGTAAACTTTAGTATTGTTCCAACCACGTGTAGCCTGGAAAAATTGTAGGATCTCTTTAACGTAAACTCTTGCTTGAGGTGTTAACCGTATTGTTACAGTCTCCTTGTATTCCCCTGCACGTCTACCCATTCTTCACCGCCTGGTAACAGTGTCTGCAATAATCTTTGTTAGCTCTTGCGTGGCCGTAAACTTGCATCTCGCAACGTTTACAAATCATTATTCCACCTCCGATTCAAACAATGCAGTTAGATCAGAGTCTTTAGATATTTCCATTTCAATCTCTAAAGGGAAAGCAATTTCTCTTAATCTTTTTTCTATTTGTTTGCTTGGGTTGTTCGCCATTAATGCTGACAGTGCTAACGTTTCTACTATTCTATCTAATTGTTTTTCGATTCCGAAGTTCAAAGTCTCACCTATATTATTTCTTAAATAAGATTAGTATATAAAGCTATCCCATTCTTTACATAAATACGAAATAAAGAATGAGTGTATGTATAAATAAATAAAATATTTAAAAATAGAAACAACAACAACACTACTTTTTTCTTATTTATTTAATAAATCTTTAAGTTTTGTGGGTATTGGGGGCTTAAAATTGCCATTTACCCCCTGTTTTTCGTCTTTTTCAGCGCTTTCGTTTGGCAACAGGTGTCCTAAGTTGGCCTTGTTAGCCGCATACTCAACTAACATACTTGTCCAATCTCCATCCTTTGCGGCTTTACGTATGTTATTCATAGGATCCATATTCTTAGCTTTCTTAGTCATTGCTCCGACAGAACCAAAAAAAGAATCCTGGAACTGTTGTAGCTTATCATGCATACGTTCCTCTATCTCTTCAATTACAGGATCAAGTTTAACAACCAACCAACCATCTTCCTCTATTTTCTCTTCCCACTTATCTATTACCCAGTCCCTTAAGAGAAAACGATAGAGAGCAAGTATAATGAAAATCTCTCCTACGAAGAGATAAATTAAATCAGGGTTCACGAACTGCGCCTAATTGGCGTTGTGCGCCTTACTGGCCTTGAGTAAAAATCAGGGTCAAGCAAATCACCCCAGGAAAAATCTTGGGCGGCTTCGCCAGGGCGCACCACCTCTCCTACTCTTCCTACGCCTCCAGGCGTTGCTACTTGTTTCTTAAATTGTAATGTGGTCAATGCACTGTCTATACGCGATTGCAGTCCTTTAGTTTGTAATAAATCTGTAGGGAGTCCTGGTAGGTCTTTTAACAACTCAGAAATAGTAAGTGCAATAATAGGAACTAAGACTGGTCCTAATATCAATGGCAACGTTGTTTCATTATCCAGAAGTTCCTTAATGTAATCACTACGTCGCAAATCCTTTACTGCCTTCTCTTGTGTCTTAGTGACTTTCTTTAGGGTATACCCGTCAGGAATTAAGGCGTAAGGCATTACTCGTCATCCTCGTCTTCTAATCGTTTGTATGCTTCTACGGCCTGTTGTGCTCTAAATAGAAGGTCAACTAATTTACCCAATGCCATTAGATCACTCCCGCCGTAAGACCTTTTTCAACAAGGTATGAAATAACGATGAGCCGAATGACAATATTTTCAAACGACCTTTCATCATCTAACCAATTCTCCCACATTTTCATTAGAAATACTTCTTCAACCCTAAGGCTGGTCCTGTTTTAGTTGGTGGTTTACTAATTGTAGGCCGTGTAATTACTTGTTTGTCGCGTCCAAAGAACGTTGGGCGGCGAGTTACCAGGGAAGGTGTAGACTTCGACAAATCGGTTTTCCCCAGTAACTTGCCTAATAGGATTAATTCAGCTATCATTTTAAAACACGCTTTGTTGCCGCGTTAATTTTTTGACCTATATCCATAATCATTTTAGGGGTCATTGTAACGTCACTATTAGCATGATCCATTCTATCTATTAACAAAAGTCTTAATGTTCTTTGTATACTTATTAATTTCTTTTTAACTTGTGTTCTGCTTAGTTTTTTAGCCATTATACAATCCTCAAATATGCAAAGTCTATGTCACTATTGCCACCGCTATTGTTTACAATATTAAATTGTAGGAGTTTTTGATTTTGAACCCTATTTCCAATATAGAATATATTCCATACATCGGCTGTCATTGCTTCTGCGCTATCTACAAGTGCTGTATCCATGT